CTTCATAATCTTTTGCATAAAAATCTTGTATCTCAGGAAGACTTCTTAGACTTTCAGGCTGCATTTTCTCTTGCATCATTTTTGCAATCTCAGGATCTTTAGGATCTGCACCAGCCTCAATCATTTGAGTAAGAAGCTTTGATTCAGCCATTTTAACTAAAACGCTTTCAATCTCTGATTTCTTATTCTCTATTATTTCATTATGAGTATATTCATCAACTGCTCTAAATGTTATTGTTTTATTCCTTTTTGCAAACTCTGCTGTTAATGTATCAACCACATTAGGTATGATGGGATAGAATTTTAGTTCAAGAGCATTGTCTTCAGAATCTTGAGATAACTGAGCAACAACATCTTTCATTTCATTATCCTCTTCTACAACGTAATCATTTCTATCTATAATACCATTAGCTAGTTTATAATTTTTCATTAGCCTTCTAGCATTTCTACGTATCTGTTTTAGACCGTTCCATTCTAGCCAATCCATGTTCCAAGCAGTCCATGAATCATCTTTTTCTTTATTAGATATAAACTGTAAGGGTTGACTTACACTCCAGAGTCTGTTCTTCTCTGCTTTTTTTCCTTTCTTGAGATCTAAGGCATTTAAAATTTTCATTAGCGTCTGCGTTTAAATGGAGAGCGTATTCTACCACTGTTTTTAAATGATTTATGTTTACCTAAATTACGAAATGCTCCACTCTTTAATTTATACAAATTTTGTGACTTATCCAAGTTTGAATATACCTCATTTTCAACTCTAAGAGGCTTATGGACATTTGATTGTTGAATTTTAACAAAAGCAATTAATGCTGCTAATGCTATTAAACGGTCAACATTGACTCCAGGCCTGTAAGCTTTCATTTCAATTAAAGCCATAGGATCTGGTAATCTTCTTATACCATAATACTTCTTTATTATAGTCCCGTCTTCTTCTATATCTTCATCAACAACTTCTTTAAGCCATTCTATTAAGTGACTTAGAAGATTGGTTTTAAATATTGTTCCTGTGTTCTTCCAGCCAAATTCTTGATAAACATTTTTATTAGCTTGTGCTTCTTTTAAGAATAGCATTTGATTTTTAGGAACTAAGTAATTTTGTTTACGCTCTTTTATCATATACAAAATAAATAGAGAGATGTTATTCTCAACTATAGTCCATGCATTGTACCATTCTATTATTAAACGTAATCTTTTATGTGTTTCGTTTATATCATCAAATCTTCCGCACCAAGCTGCAACAATTTTATCGCCTTCAATAAAATTTTCTATTCCATCTTCTGTATAACGTTTAACTTCAGTAGCTGTCTTATATACATATATAGAACATAAAGATTCTGATGTAGTTGTCTTACCTTCAGATACAGGGTCAATTGACGCTAAGTATTGGCCCCATGCGGGATCTTTGTCTGGTCTTTCCCAAACAACTATACTCCCTGTTTTATCTTCTTGATTAAGTTTTATTGGAAATGTAGATATTGGTGCTTTATTAGTTTTTTTAATTGATATTTCACCATCTAACGTTTCATCAAGAGTTATTAATTCATATGGGTATTCTTTCTCTTCAATATTCCTAGTTTGATTCTCAACTAAATTTAATGGAAAAATAGATTCTTCCCTAGCCATTAAAGCTTCTTCTATATTTCTAGGATGCTGTGATATCCTTAGCTGATATAATTCAGGACGCAAATCTTTTTTCCATCTAGCAAATGTTTCATCTAAACTCTTAAGTGCATCTTCAACTAAAGAATTACCATTCTCATCAATATGAGGAGGCATGCCCCATTGTTCAGGTATAAACAATCCTGATTTACCGATGCTGCCTTTGTCATCTAATAAATCTGTATCTACTGCATATATTCCATTTTCTGTAGGATATCTTGTAAAATCTTCTAAAGGTTTGCAATCTTCTAATTTACCAACAGATCCAGCAGCTATAAACATTCCAGTTGTAATATCACCTGCTTGCATTGCAGGACGAACAAACTCAAAAGTTTTATCCATTTGAGGAGCAATACCGGCTTCTTCATAAAAGAAATATGTACAAGGACCACCAACACCTTTTGTAGCAGATTGCTCAAAAGACATACCCTGAATCATTCCTTTTAAACCAACTTCTTGTTTTCTTCCGTTTTGTGTTGTTTCAATTTTTTGCTGCCATGTTAATACTTTACTAGGATTCATAGGTCTGTACCATCCAGTATTTGTATTTAAGAAAGCTTTATACTCATCTAAAAATTTCCATGACCCATTGATGTTTATGTAATCTTTAAGACTAGCACCTATTTTTAGTATGGGACCTTCTTCAAACCATATTTGATTTATAAATTTACCCATATGATAATATGATGACGCTATCTGACGTTTCTTTAAAATAGAAGCATGCTTATAATCTAATTCTGCCAAACATTCATATAAGGACATATGAAGTTGTACATCCCATACTAAAGGAAAATCAAACTTCTTTTTAATCTTATCATAGATAGGGAGGAAGTTAATCCACATGTAATAATCTCTTGGTAAATAAAAGACTCTTTTATTATTATGTATTATAACGCCCTTTCTACATTTTTCTTTTTCATGATCCCAATACTCAATAAAATCTTTACTCCTATATGTAGCCATACAGTAGATGTCATTATTTTTTCTAAAAGATCTAGCTTCTTGATTAAAAAGTTTTGAAGATTCGTCAAGATTGTATTTACCAGGTTCTTTAAAAGTACTTTTAACAAAATCGTAAAAGTCTTTCCGGCTGCTAAACTTGGTAGTAGACCAAAGTTCTTTAGCTTTTGGATTTCCGTATGTAGGAATATTATATTCAGAATTATTCTTCATTTATTGTTGTAAGTATTATTAACAAAGGCCCTAAATATAAAGTATGATCATTTATATCAAGGACTTCTTTTTCTTCATCCTGATTAATACCTACACCTTCGTTATTATACACTCTATATCCAAAAAGAATACACGGGCAAAACCCTATTGATAAAGTCCAATTTTTCATAATATTTATATTTGATCGTATCCTAATTCTTGTCCACCCCTAGCTCTAATATTCTGTTCATCATCTAGATCTTTAGCAACTCCTTTAAATGATTTTCTTATTGCATCATATTTTTCTGCAACTCTTAATAATGCTGTAATATTTCCGTCCCGTCCGCTAGTTACCGCAGTATCACGCATATAATCACTTAAATTATCCAACATTGTTTTTATTGAGTTATAAGATCTTAGAGTAGGAGTCTCATATAATAAAATTGCATTTTGTAAAGCTTCAATAATACAATCAGCTTCAACAGAGAAATCTATATCCAAATCTTTTATAATTACTTCTTCTTTTATAGACTCTGCTAAATTAGAATAAGGATTTTCTTTAGTTGGACAGCACATGTAAAATATGTACCCATAAACTTTCAAATAATTATCTGGAAAGTTAACCTTTATAGCTTTTAACCAATTAATCATATCGCAATGCTCTGTAGGCTTTACAACCTTTCCTTGTATTTCAAAAAGTTTAATCATGAAGTTAATTTTTTAAAATTCAATTTTAAATATTTAATAATTGTATTGACTTCTTTTTTTAAGTATGGTAACTCATATGGTACAACTTCTTTTATTAGAGGATCTCCAGCAGCATCTGTAGCCACTATAGGATATCCATATTCATCATGATCTTCTATTTCAAATTTAATATGATGTATTTCCAACTTACCTGGTTTTAAAGAATGATTATGCTTTAATATAATGTACATATAAATACTGAGCTGTAAAGCATAATGCATAAGATTACAATCTTGAATGTTATTAATTGGTGTGTTTAGCATTTTATAAGTGCCTTCCCAGTTTTTATAAGACTCAGTCTTAATTTCCTTATTTGTCTTATAGTCATAGATATTAACTTTACCATTGACTACTTCTACTCTATCCGCTTGTCCACATATTTTTGCAGATTTAAGATAAACCATATGCTCTGGATATATACCAGAAACTAGATTTTGATCTGGAGCAATTTTAACACCATCTTGTTCAATAGTATTAAAAACTAGCAAATCAATACCTTCTCTTTGTAATGTATCACAAGCAAGTAATTCATCTTCTCTTTGCTTGTGATACCAAGTTCCTAGTGATAAAGCTCTTTTGTTTTCTTTATCCCAAGCATTAAGAATATCTTCAGGAGACATTCCATACCATTTAGATTTTTTATTTTTAGAAGATTTTTTAGCAATGCCGTCTTTATCAAAAGGCTCTTTGAACTTGCCAATAAGGCTTGTTACACTAATCCATTTATCTAATGCATCACCTTCTGTTTTATATGAATGATCTTCTTCTCTAAATATTAATTTCATTTATTTTAGTTTTTCTAGTTCATCTTCTTGTTCCTGCGATAACACAGCTTTCCATTTTCCTTTTGGACAATCATAAGACAAAGATCTTGTTGCAAAAGATAATGAGCATCCGCAATCATTGCAGCATGGTCCAGTACCAGGAACCATACATT